TTATGGTACTTAAAGGCTGAGGCTGACACAAGAGCTCGTTTCACTGATTACATTGAAATGGCTATGCTTGAGTCTAAGTCTGGTGGTGATTCAGCTGACGCTATGGCAGGTACTACTATTGGTGCTGATGACTTAGTTGATAACTACTTAGAAGGTGGCTCTGTTACTGACGGTGCAAACCACGGTACACAAGGTCTTTTCGATGCTATCGAAACTAGAGGTAATGTAACTTCTGGTGTTTTAGGTACTAACGCTTCTACTGATTTAGCTGAGTTTGACGCAATACTTGCTGAGTTTGATAAGCAAGGTGCTATTGAAGAGTACATGATGTTTGTTAACAGATCAACTAGCTTAGCTATTGATGATATGTTAGCTTCAATGAACTCTTACGGAGCTGGTGGTACATCTTACGGTGTATTCAACAACTCTGAAGATATGGCATTAAATTTAGGTTTCTCTGGTTTCAGAAGAGGTTCATATGACTTCTATAAGTCTGACTTCAGATACTTAAATGACAAAGCTACAAGAGGTGGTATTAATACTGCTGCTGGATCTAACGCGATTAGAGGAGTCTTAATTCCTGCTGGTACATCTTCAGTTTATGACCAAACTGTAGGTTCTAGCATTAAGAGACCTTTCTTACACGTAAGATATAGAGCTTCACAAACTGATGACCGAAGAATGAAGACTTGGGTTACTGGTTCTGTTGGTGCTGCTACATCTGCTTTAGATGCAATGCAATTACACTTCTTAACTGAAAGATGCTTGATTACTCAAGCTGCTAACAATTTCATGTTAATGAAGTAAATCATTATTAAAGTCGAGGCTTCGGCCTCGGCTTTTATTTTATTAATTTTATTATATATTATATTATGGCAAAAAAACAAAAAATCGAAGAGGTAGTTGAAGAAACACCTCAGGTTGTAGAACAACCAAAACCAAAAAAAGTTGAACCTAAAAAACCAACTTGGGAAATAAAACCAAGAACATATTTTTTAAAAAACGAAAGACCTTTATCACGTATGATAAGATCAGCAAACATATACTGGTTTGATGAAGAAAAAGGTTACGAAAGAGAATTAAAATACTGTCAAAATCAAAAAACTTGTTTTGTTGATGAAATGAAAGGTGATCAAAGATTAGATCACATTATATTTAGAAACGGTGTTTTATACGTAGAAAAAGAAAAAACAGTTTTGCAAAAAATGTTATCACTGTATCATCCAGATAATGGTAAGTTATTTTACGAGCATAAACCTGAAGAAAAAGCTCAAGATCAATTAGAGTTATTAGAACTACAAGCAGACGCTATATTAGCAGCTAGAGATATGGATGTAGATATGGCAGAAGCTATTATACGTGTAGAGAAAGGCTCAGCTGTTGATAAGATGAGTTCTAAGGAACTTAAAAGAGATTTACTAGTGTTTGCTAGAAATAATCCTGATTTGTTCTTAGAATTAGCTACAGACGATAATGTTCAACTTAGAAACTTTGGTATTAAAGCAACAGAGCTTGGAATTATAAATTTAAGTTCTGATCAAAGAAACTTTGTATGGGGCTCTAACCAAAGACCTATAATGACAGTTCCTTTTGATGAACATCCGTATACAGCTTTAGCTCATTGGTTTAAAACTGATGAAGGTATGGAAGTGTACGCGAATATAGAAAAACGATTAAAATAATCAAACTGTAGAAGCGGTCGCTCTACGGGGCGATCGCAACTACAAATTAAAAAAATATGAACTTCGGAATAAGTATAGATAAAGTATATCAAAAAGTTTTAGCAATAGCTAACAAAGAGCAAAGAGGCTATATAACTCCACAAGAGTTTAACTTATTTGCTGATCAAGCTCAATTAGATATATTTGAGCAATACTTTTTTGACGTAAATCAATTTGGTAGAATACCAGGTAATCAATCAAGACACTCTGATCCTGTAAGTGATGTAGAAGAAAAGATAACCTATTTTAAAGTAAGGCAAAGAGCTTTGGTTTTACGTAATGAATTTGGAGATATATTTTTAAACAAAACTTCTGTAAACGACAGCGGAACAGTTGTTTCACAAAGCGGTGGCGCAGACAATATATTTAAGCTAAGCACTATATACAGAAGAAAAAATAATGGTAGCTTAAAAATAGCAAACGCTATCGATTCACTAGAAGAGTTTAGACAGATTACAGCAAGTAAAATGTTACAACCAACTCAAAATTATCCAGCATATACAAGATATTATTCAAGACTTAACGACGGTACACAGTGGGATAGAATTAAAATATCACCATACATAGGATTAAAAGAAGTTGAAGATGAAACTGGTAGATCACAAGTTTTTATGGATTATATAAGAAAGCCTGAAAAGCCTAATTGGGGTTACGTTGTAGTTAATGAACAAGCTCTTTATGATGCAGCTACAGCTGTAGATTTTGAGCTACACAAGTCAGAAGAAAATAATTTAATATTTAAAATATTACAATTAGCTGGTATAACTATGGATCCTGCTTTATATCAAGTAGCAGCTCAAGAAGAAGTAAAAGAAATACAACAACAAAAATCTTAAATAAATGGGATTATCACAAGTACAAAAAGAATATTACGAAGGTAATGAATATGGTAGTTATCAATTTACTTCATTAGAAGATATTATAAACCAGTTTATGGTTGTTTATGTTGGTGAAGATAAAATAATAACTAAAGCTAGAAAACTAGATGTTACTTTTCATGCACAACGAGCATTACAAGAATTATCGTTTGATACTTTTAAATCTATTAAATCACAAGAAATAGTACTTCCACCTTCTTTAACTATGCCAATACCACATGACTACGTTAACTATGTTAAGCTAACTTTTACAGACAGCGCTGGTGTTGAACATCCTTTATATCCTGCTATTAAAACTTCTAATCCTTTAAAGTTAGATCAAGAAGATGACGGCTCTTATATATTTCAAGCTGATGAAAATTTAGTTGTTAATGGTGATTTTGAGCAAACACTACAAGACTCACCTTGGACTTTTAGTTCAGTAAAAAGTAATCATAGATCTGGTGGAGCTGGGGTATTACATT